CACAGCTATCACAAATAGTTTACCTTCCGATTGGGCGGCTTTAACCGGAGCCTCCCCCACTTACTTTCAGAAACTAAATGACCTGATTTTTATCAGCAACGGGATAGACAACGATACAAAGTACAATGGAACAGTCCGCCAAAAGTGGGGAATCTCCGCCCCCGGTTCAGCACCGACGATTACCGAAGCCGCAGGCTCAGTCTCCAGTGTCCGGCGATATGTGGCGACTTTTGTAAACAGCGCGACAGGCCACGAAGGTCCGCCTTCCTCTCAAACCGAAGAAAAGACCCTGGACAACGAAAACGGCACAGTCGTTTCCCCTTCAGCCCCTACCGATCCTCAAGTTGACCAATGGCGAGCTTATGCGGCTATCGTGGTAGGCGGGCGGCCGGGCATTTTTTACCGGATCGGCACGGCGAATATCGCAACCAATCTGACGGACAATTTCAGCGATGCCAACCTGAAGATTCGGAATATCTTAGAGGAGTTTGTGAATGATCCTCCTGCGGGACCGTTTTCGTTGATTGCCCAGCATGGGGGGCGGATTCTCGCCGTTGCAGCGAGTGACAAGAGTATTGTCTATGTCTCCGACCATGGCGGCTTCTTTTCTAAGCCCGAAAGTTTTCCGCTTCTAAGTTATCTACCTATCAACTATCGTGGTGGGGATGAAATCACGGCCATTGTTTCTTTTGACGAATACTGGCTTGCTTTTATGAAGTACTCGATTTGGGCCGTCTTGGGAAACTGGCCGGATATTAGCATGAAAGCGATCTCATATAGACCAGACAATACGAGCATCGGAACCATAGACCAAAGGGCCGTGGTAGCTTTTGAGCGGGAAGTGATTTTCCCCTCCCATGACGGTATTTACGCTTTGGCGAAAGGTGAAGGTCTAAGTGAGGGTCTTTTTACAACCAATAAACTGAGTGGAATAATTGACGACTTTTATTCAGCCATAGACCTGAATCAGCTTATGCACGCGAGTTACGACAGGTCAAGGCGGCAATATCGTTTATGGTGTTCGTTCAGGACCGGGCAGGACGTTCACGCGCAGGTGGTGACTTCATGACTAAACTCTGTCCCCGATGCGGAGTAAGACAGCCAATCTCTATGTTCCGCCAAAGGAAGACTGAAAAACCGGGGGGAATACACCCGCAATCCTGGTGCAAAAGTTGCGAACGAGCGCATAAGTGGATTGATTATTGGTTTACGAGAATGTTGAAGGCGGCAATGACTATCAATGTCTAAGCGGCTGACATGGGGCGAAGACGGCTGCTTGGCCTACAAGGTCACAACCTCGTTTGCAACCGGGAACCAGACGGCTCTGAGCGCAGGGGAGAAGGGCATCCTTAACGGCGATGCCAGCCAATCGGCGCAGTATGTCCAACTTATCAGTTCAGCCAACCTTTTTAGCGGCCTGCTGTTTAAGCTCTCAAAGGCCGCTGTTATTGAGAGATTGTTTGTTTCTTTTCACTACAATAGCGTCACCAGCACTCCGGCCACGACCCTACTTGTAGAAGCCTCCGGGGACTCTACCGATGGCAGCGACGGAACCTGGACAACCCTTTTTACCGAATCCCACACAATCAGGTTGGCGGCGTCCGATTCGCGTCTATTCCTTCAGGCTCAGACTGTAGACGAGGAGACTGTTACCTATACCTGGATTCGAGTTTCCTGGAGCGGTCATGCGAGTCTTAACAACCTCCGGGTCATGTCCTTGTGGCTTTATGCTGAATACAGCTCTCCTCCTTATGATTTTTATGATGCCCAGGGATTGGCTAAGGTTCAGATCGGGGAGGTTTTGCTTGGCGCCTTTGCCGGCAACGCAGCGGTCGCTCGGGCGGTCAGGTTTAAGATTAAAAACACCGACAGCCAAAATAGAACCTATACCCTTCCCTTTGGTAAGGTGAAAGTCACCGCCGATGCTACATTTTTGCTCAATATAGGACTTAATACGGATGGAACCAGCACGGTAAACTCCTCGGTTCAACTGACCGTAGCCGTTGGGGACATGGCGGACTTTTACGTTGCAATCAACATTCCGGCGAACGGTGAGGCGAATGGGAATCTACAGGATGGGCTCGTGCATTATGGGAAAATCACGGTCGCGGCAACCGGAGGAACTGTTTTACCGGGCTTCATGGTGGCAGTTTATTACGACACTCTGGCAAATATCGAGATCCTACAGGGGACCGGGCTGGTCAATATTTGTCTCGTTTATCAGCGTGATAATACGGACGAAGGGCCTATCGCGGCATGGTCCTGGTGGGATGTCTATGGGATAGCGTCTTGTGTCCAGCAAGAAGCCGTAGGAAATGACATCGTTCTTTTGCTTGATTCCAGTGGCTACCTCTGGGAAATGGACCGCAACGAATACGATAACGAGGAGTTTGCGCCGAGCCCTGTTTTGATGATTTTGAAGACAGTAGAATTACCAGCGAAAGCTGACCCTCATATCTGGCGGCGATCTATGTATTTTGACTTTGATATCGAAGGGGCAGACGGCGGAGTTATGGCGGACTATCTTTTGACTGCCATAAAAGACACTGGAAAGGTTGTTACGGAAACCAATAATATCCATCTTGCAAGCTTGGGAATGCGTTTGTCTACACTTGATGTCGGGTTTCAGTTTCAGCATGAGTTGAGGGTATTAACGGGCGGAAAACTGAGCATCAAAAATTATGGGTTTGTTTATCAGGATTTGCTTGTGGAGCGGGCACGTTGGCCCTATGTAGCATGAGATTCAGTGAGATACAGCAAAATGTAATTCGGGTCGCAGATCGCTTGAGGGAGCTAGGCCACGATGTGCCTCCGATGCCGGCGTCGGCTGACTTTGAAGAAAGTTCATGTCCTAAATGCAACGGTTCAAGCGATGGTCACTGTGGCGAATGCGGCGGCTCAGGAATAGTCGTTCGTAGCCCGATTGCCGAGTGGAATAGAAAAGTAAGCGCGATTTTAAACCAGGTGTACCGTGGCAGATCCTAAAGGAACATACTTGTCGAATATCGCGCTAGTCCAACAAAGGGCTACTGATAGAGGCATTACATTGAACGATCTCGATCCTAACCGCAGGAACAGTCGGGTTGCTCCCCTTATGGTTGTGGAAAGGATGAAACAGACGTTTCTAGTTCAGCCTTTGAGCGTTGACGTGGAGACCGGGACTTGGATAAGAGAAGACCTGGCTGGAACAAAGAACGGGGTCAATAAAACCTTC